TATACGGTTTCGCTCAAATATTTTCTCTATGTACGTAGCTATCTCCTTCTGTCGGTCATTTTCGGGCTTATAGACGCGTTTTACGGGTATGCCGTTGCACAACTCGCTCATGCGCTTCACCGCTAAACGTTGTAGGTCGTAGGTGATGCGAGTTACTTGGTCTATCGATCCATCTCCGTTAGTCACATCTTGGTAGATGGCATTATCCATTACAGGGTGCCGTTTGGGGTCGTACTCGTTCACAAGACCCGTTGCTCCTCCCCATTTGGGTACGTAGATTGACTTGGTCTTCAAGTCTGCGATAATTTCTTCGGGATTGCGTCCCGTCTGTAAAATGTCCTCTATTTTCATATCTTTTTTGGTTATTGATTGTATTAATATACTTGTCTTGCTAATCTACTCTTATCTATCGGTTTGAATGGGTTAGTCAGATGATAATCTATGGCGTAACAGAGTACGTCCACAAACTCATCATGTGGCTTAGCTGGGAAACCACATACTTCATCGATGAAGTCTTCATTCCATGCGCCATCTACCAACACGACCTTTCCACACTCTACCGATGGCGAACATGCGTTCAGACGCGTCTCCTTGCTATCCTTAGGAGCTGGTGTGTAAGTGACGTTCAATCCCGTTGTATCTTTTATCTGGTCTACTACTGAAATACCATTCGCTTTCGGCTCTATGCGGATCGTAGAATGGTTCGTGTAGCCATGCTCACGGACGTACTGAGGAATGAAACGTAGAAGGTCGGGAAAACGCATCAGCACCTTCACGCCATGTGTTATGTATAAGTCGTTACCTATCTTGCATGTCGCTATGATGCCCGTTGGGTCGTTTTGGGAGTTGTCGGTATATGCTGTATCGAGAAAAAAGATGTATGGCTCGTGGTTGCGCATACGCTCAAACTCGACTTGTGAGATATGCTTGAACCAATCTCGCTTGATAATGTTACCTCCGATGATGGTCGGTCGTTGTTGGTAGAGAGCGGCAGAGGTTCGTGGGCTTCGCTGCGCGACTTCAAGTAAGCGTGCTTTCGAATGCCTTTCCTCCCATAGTGCTTCGCCTATCTCTCGCGGGTCATCGGGGTCATCCAAATCTTCACGTAGAGCTGGAATCTTCACTACCGTCCATTTCTCTGGCTCATCCTTCAGCAAGCGTCCAGCTAAGTCATCTTCGTGCCAACGAGTCATAATGAGTATCTGCTTGCTTTCGTTGTGCAAACGAGTAAGGAATACGTCCGTATACCAGTCCCATACACGCCTTCTGTACGTCTCTGAATAGGCTTGCATTGCGTCTTTTATCGGGTCATCTATGATGCCCAAATCGGCTGGCGTACCCGTAAGTGAACCGCCAACGCCTACAGCCTTGTAGAATCCTCCATAGTCAACAATGTCGAAGTAGTCATCGTTATTCTTCCATTGTCCGTCACGCCTACCATGTGCGAGACGGGTATCGGGGAATGCTTTGGCGTATTCGTCACTTTCGATGGTTCGTTTAATGGAAAGAGAGAATTTTTTGGCAAGGTCGGCTGAGTAGCTTACGCCTACAATTTTGGCTTTTGGATTATGCCCTAATACCCATGCTGGGAACTTACGAGATACGATTTCACTATTGTGTGTAGGTATCAGCATCGTACCAGCCAGATACATACCGCCCTCTACTTGAATGCAATTGCCATCTACTTCGCGCTCGTTGCTACCAAATGAGCTAATAAATATTTTGTACTTATCATCTCTGTCACCAGTGATTTTGTTGCGCAATCGTTCTACCTTTTGCGGCAATCTAAATACCTCATCGTCTCTGTTAGGGCTGAATAAGATTCTTACCTTACGCCCGACCTTACGTCCATATAGGCACATGTCAAACTCCTTCGCTCTCGGCTTATATCCGAGCGTTCGAAGCAAAACAAAGACATCGTCCGCAAGTTGACCTTTCTTCTGAGCAAACTCGCAATTTCCACGTGTATCACAACAGCCATCTGTATCCATCAAACCACAGAGTAACGCTGTGCGTTGTTCTACGCTCGAAAGAAGATACTCTATGGGAATATGCTTGTTACGTAGAAGACCAGACAGCCTCAATTGCCTATACAAGCCCGTAATCTTGATTCTCCAATACTCCTTTTTGATTTTGCGAGCCTCACCAAATTGAGCCATGAACGCTGCTTTTTCGTCTCCAACAGCTATTACGCCTTGATTACGCAACCCATCGCCAAGCCACAAACCGAGTATGTACGGGTCTATTGGCAATTCTCGTTTTGGCATCTGTAAAGCTGGCGCACATGCAATGTACGGGCTACGTCTATGCTTGTGCGTGAATATCTGCGAAGCTTCCATTATAGCAGGTCTACGTCCTTTGTGGTCATCATACTCTACAGACAACTGCCATAGATTCTCCTTGGCGCACTCTATCGAATAGCCACATTGACAATTCAACTCGCTCACCTTCCATCTGTACACGCCACTATTAGCAATCACCATGTGAGGCTTGCCATCTTGCCCAAATACATAGTCTCCTTGTTGCAATTCGCCATGCTTCTTCCATCCTTGTGTGGTAAGGATAGGCGTATCAGTTGGAAGTAGCTTGCCATGCTGTGGTGGGACGAATACCATCAGCCTATTTGTGGGTAACGTCCCTTCTATGAGCGCTTGGCATTTGTTAGCAATGAGCGTATGAAACCATTGTCGGTCGTAGGTTGGGGTAGTGTAGTCAAGGAAAGAGCAGAAGCGAGTAGATGCATCGCGCCGATACAACTCTCGCTTTAGCTCAAGAAGCCTCATATGTTCTTCTTCTCTGCTCATCTTGCTACTTGCTCATACTCTCGGATATGCGCTTTATTTCTGCCTCAATTTCTTCGTCCGACATCTGGTTTACTGTGACTTTTGAACTAACCTCGCTCTTCGTTACGTCAGCCAAGCCGTTCAGACGCGCTGTCAGGTTGCTGTTGTAGATGCCAACCATAGCTCCAGAGACCTGTTGTTGCTGTATTGCATTCTCTATCGCGCGTATGATAATAAGAAAATCCTTGGTTTTGCTACGTTCGCTCGCCTTGAATTCGTACCAATTGCTGATACCAGCGAAGGTGATAAACCCGACGATAGTGTAGGGCTGTGCTATTTTGTCTTGCATAGCCGATTTAGATTCGGCTTTTTCGTGGTTTTTAGTAGCAGATTTTCTGTTAAAGACCTCGACTGGGTTAGAATCGACCCATTCGGTATATTCGAGAAATTTATTCCAAAGTTTTTTTGGTGTAAACTTTGGAGGACGACCTAACGGATTAGGCATTTTTTTTATAATCGATTCCATATTCGTATAAAATTTAGTTGTTTATGATTGCATATAAAGTTAATCATTTTCCGCCACTAATGGAGATAGAGCAACAAAACTCGTCGGCAATTAATGGTTCGTATTTGAGTAAAAAATCGTCAAAACTTTCTTTGCTATCAAATATTATCTTACAAGAGAACTTTTTCCCCTGCGCATCGTCATCGTCGATAGATTCAGTCTTGGATTTTTTGGGGCTGTCATCGTCGACGGAAGGCATATTAGCATCCCAATCGGTAGGAAGGTCTAATCCCCAGCTCTTGAGTTCTTCTTCGTCCCATTCGTTAGCGAGGATGTCCCAATCGTTCTCACCGTAAGGCTCGTTATCCTTGATAGCATATTCGCGTAGCTTCTTGATAGGGGTTTTGGAAGGTAGCACCTTACATGGAATCTCAGCGATGCCGAGTTCTTGACATGCTTTGAGACGCATATTACCGCCTATAGCTACGTACTTACCCTTGAATGGGTAAACCTTCAGTTCACTCAATTCGAGCATCTCTGGAGCATCTTGTATGGATTTTACGAGAGCCTTGAGACGCGCGTCACGTATGAAACGAGGGTTTTTGGGTAAGCCTTTTATCTGACCTTTGTTAGGCTGTATCTGGCTGATGTCTATATTGCGTATTTCTACATTCATGGCTCGCTATTTCTGATAGGTTTATTTAGATACCACTACTGCCAAAGCCGTTCTCTCCACGCTCAGTGCTGTCAAGTTCTGATACCTCAATGAGTGTTTGTGTGGTGAGATAATCTTCGATAGACTGTGCATGGCCTTTATCTTCAAAAAAATCATCACGGATATAGTTATCTATATCTATTAAGATTTGTTGCGTAAACATTATCATACGTATTGCCATCTGACAAATTCTACCTCCTTTGCTCAGACAAAAATCTTCACCGCTCGCATTGTAGACTATTGCGGCTACCTCTCCTCTGTAATTTTCGTCCACAGTACCAAGCTGTGTCAGTATACCTTTACAGCTCAATCCGCTTAGTGGTCGTATTTGGGCTTCAAAGTTTGAAGGTAGTTGCAACGCAAAACCAAGCGGAATTTTAGCTATTTCGCCATTCTTGATAAATACACTTTCATTAGCGTAGCAATCAAAACACGCGTCCCTTTTGCGTTGTTTTTGCGGCATTATACCGCCATTGATTAGTTTTACTTTTATATCCATTTTACTTTTTTTGGTTTATAATTCTTACTTTCATAATTTTTTCTTTTTTCAGTTATAAAGGATTACTTAACAACTCAACTTTCATATTCTTTTAGGTTTATAGAATTTGCATTCTTGTGGCTTGAAGAGAAACACAGAAAACTTAGCTCCCCATTCGCCTTTTGCTCGACAGTGGCAGAGAAACGGTTTGCCACTGTAGTCCAGCTCGTGTGGGTCGTAAGAGTTGGCACAGTTATTACACATCACTCTTGTCAACTCCAGTTTCTGCTTCTTTGCCATGTAGCTTTTTGTCAATTGTGTATATCACATTATCAATATCATCAGAGACACTCCCATAGTCTCGGTTGAGTACATATGCAATTTCAAGCATAAACTCCTTTAGCTCTTTCTCAGATACTTTCAGTTGCACGTAATGCGCCAATTGATTTGCTATGTCTGAGATAGCGGCTTGGTTAGCCGCTTCGCGGATGTCGTTAATTCTGTCTGTATTCATTGTTATGATTTTTTATTTCATTTTTGCCACTCTATTCCGCCCTTTCAATATCTTGGGTATTAGATTGTTAAACACTTCAATTGCTATTTCGGAGCTATTT